TACCACCTCTTTGGAAAATAACAGCCTCAGTGTTTCCTGTAGCACCATTGATTTTAACAATACCGTTTCCAGAGCCACTGTTGTTTACAATAACGCCACCTGATGAGTCTATTCTCATAGCTTCAAGGGGAGTTTTTGAAGGGTCTGTACCATCAGAATTAGCAACATTAAATGTTATATTGCCTTTATACCATTGAGTTGCGTCTGTTTTAAAATCAATACTGGCTAGTTTAGATATGTTATTGCCGTAGAAACGAGCCTGACCTATAAGAGACATAACGGTTGTGTTTACTTGACCGTCAGCAACAGCATTTGTTGCTATTAAATTAACAGTGCCACTCTGCTGCCAATGTGTTTTACCGTAAGGACTAGTCGTTCCGATTCCAACGTTGCCTGATGAGTCTATTCTCATGCGTTCTGAGCCAACAGAGTTTCTAAAAATTGTATTTTCATTACCTGATGGTGTTTGAATTAACAAACCAAGAGCTGCTGATGAGAAGAAAGTATTGGCACTATCAAACTTAATCCACTGAGTTGCATCATTTATTATTCCATCAGCAGTTACTGTACCTGTTACGTCTACTGCTCCAGCAGAGAATCTTGCTACTTCAGTAGAGCCATCAAATATTTCAACTCGTGAACCAGCATCAACGCCATTAACGTCTACAGCTAATCGCAAATTATCGCTTGATGATAGTATGGTGTGGCTTAAATTAGTAACACTTGAATCGTTAAAAGTTATTGTTGGGTTTGTGTCGCCTAAAGTTATATCACCTGTTACGTCTAGAGCTGTCGAAGGATTAGTATTTCCAATTCCAACGTTGCCTGAAGAGTCTATTCTCATGCGTTCAGATTCTGTTGCGGTATTTGATGCGGTAGAAAATGTTAATGCTGTTTGACCTAAAGATGCTGTGGCTTTTGCTCTTATAGAAGCACGAACACCACTTGCATCTGTATTGATGTCTTGCCCTTCAAATTCTATAGCACCATACTGGTCTCCATTAACTATTCCAGTATCGTTTCTCTCTAATCTTATAACAGCATTACCTAAAGTATCAGACAGATGAAGCATAGTATCAGGCGAAGTCGTTCCAATTCCAACGTTGCCACCTGATGCAATAGTTAAAATATCAGGAGTATTACCTGCACCTAATCCTAATCTATCACCTGAACCTGCTGTAATTCTAGCTGCTGAAGATTGTGCACCAATGCTAAGACTTATATTATTGCTAGTATTGTTCAACCTCATGTTAACCGAACCAGCACTTACTATATCTAGCTTTTCACTTGGCGAAGTCGTTCCAATACCCAAACTTTCAGCACTTGCATCCCAGTATAGAGCTTGGCTAGTTCCTGTGTCATCGTAGAAGGAGATGTCGCCGTTATTAGAAAGACCAATGCGAAATAAATTATTAGTTTTTAAAGCTAAAGAAGTGTTAGAAGAAGTACCTACAATTGAATCTCCATTTAATGACTGAAGAAGTAGTGTGTTTGGAACTGTAGTGTCGCTTATTTCTAGCTTTGGATTGGTAGCATTACTAATTGTTGCATTACCATCAACAGTCAACCCATCCATTGTGGCTGTTCCTGTTACGTCTATGCCTGTTGAGGTTGTGGCTAGTTTTAGGTTATTGTTGTAGTATAGCTTAACGTCACTGTCTTTAAGGGCTGACAACATTGCCTCACCATCAGACGTTTTTAAAGCGATTGCATTTCCGTTTGTGATAAGCTGAAGATTGCCTGTAGACGTATCTTCAATAATACTATTAGACCCATCATGATAAATCTGTAAATCTGAACCTGCTCCAAAGACTGCTTTATCGCTATCGCCAAAGTTGATATCGCCTGTAGTTGTTAAACCTGTAAGAGTTCCAAGACTTGTAATATTAGGTTGAGCTGCTGTTTGAATAGTACCTGTTACATTTCCTTCAATATTAGCAACTAAAGTACCAAGTGAATTAAGTGTAATATTTCCTGTAGAAGTTCCATCTGCTGTTGTTAATCCTAATGTGAATTTATCGACAGATTCATCCCACATAAAGATACCATTATCTTGGTCACCTCTATTAATAAGCATACCTGAATCGTTTACAGGACTACCTGTTAATCCTGCATTAAGTTGGAATAGGTTATCTTCTATATCAAGATTCGTTGTGTCTAAAGATGTTAGCGTTCCATTAACAGTAAGATTACCTGCTACTGTTAAGCTATCTGCAATTTGAACATCATCAGGTAGTGATAGTGTTACATCTGCAGACTCACTACCACTTCCTGACACTGTAATCTTATTAGCTGTTCCTGTAATTGTTTGAATGTAATTACCAACTGTATCAGTTCCAAGTGTTACTGAATTAGCAGCTACGCTTGTTGCTTGTATTCCTAATGCATCAACAAATGCTTTTGTTACTCTAGCATCTATAGCTGAATTAGCTCTTGTATCTGTATAATATAAATTTGTATTTTCTGTTAAATCAGCAGTTGTTTTATTACCAAATGCAGAATCAAATCTTGCAGTTGTGTAATATAAATTAGTAGTTCCTTCACTTAAATCATCTGTATCTTTAGATGTAAAAGCAGAATCAAATCTTGCTGTTGTATAGTATAAATTTGTGCCTTCTGATAAATCAGTTGTAGACTTGGTTGCTAGCCTAGTATCAAAATCTGTATTTGCTCTACCTGATGTATAGTATAAATTTGTAGTTCCTTCAGTCAAATCATCAGTGTCTTTAGTAGCCAATCTAGTATCAAATGCTGAATTTACCCTTGCATCTGTATAGTAAAGATTAGAACCTTCAGCTAAGTCACCTGTATCTTTAGTAGCTAACCTAGTATCAAAATCTGAATTAACTCTAGCTGTTGTGTAATATAAGTTGCTACCTTCAGTTAAATCACCTGTATCTTTAGTAGCTAATCTTGTATCAAAATCTGTATTTGCTCTTGCTGTTGTATAGTAAAGATTAGTATTTTCAACAACTATAGAAGTATCAAGTGTTGATGTAACTGATTGATTAGAACCATTACCTATAAATATTTTGCCATTATCTAAGTTAGGCGTTGCATTACTTCTACCAGCACCACCTACTTTTATTGAACCAGCAGCAGCATGACTTCTAATTACTTTACCAATATTTTGTATTTGTGCTGATTCTCCTGTTGGAGCTGTAGTTGTATAAGCACCTGCTGTTGTAGATACATAAAGTATTTGCCCTTCAGATACGCCTGAAGTATCTAATTCTTCAATAGTACCAAAAGTTACTACCTGTAATGCAGCATTATCATTAGCATCACTTAATGCAAAACCAAAAGCAGGCATCTTAGAAGCATCATCAGCTTTAGCTTGAGCAACTGTTGGCACATCACCTGATACGCCTGATATATAAACTACGTCACCTTTGCTTAAAGCACCATCTGCTTTAGCATTAAATCTTATACCACCTTCTAAATCACCTATAAATTCTTCGCTTGCTGTAATAATATTAAAAGTAACATTATCAGTTGTAGCTACAGCTTGTCCTATAGCAATACTAGGAGTAGAACCTTCACCAGTTCCACCTGTTACTGTTACGCCAGTTCCACCTGACATAGATTCAACATAATCACCTGTTGTGTCAGTTCCTAATGTAATTGAGTTAATTTGCACAACTGTATCTATATCAACATTAGTACTACCATCAAAAGATACTGAACCTACTACATCTCCTGATAAAGATATGGTTCTTGCTGTGCTTAAAATATCAGCAGAATCTGCATTACCTGTTAAGTCTCCAGTTACATTACCAGTAACATTACCTGTAACATTACCAGTAACATTACCTGTTAAATCACCTGTAAATGTATTAGATGCAGTAATACTAATTCCTGTAGTAATCCAAGCATTATCAGCAGCGTTTCTTATCTTTAATACACTGCTAGATGTATCTACCCATAATTGATGGGCAAATGTAGTTGATGGTTCAGTTGCTCCACTATTAACAGTTGCAATAGCTAAAAGAGCATTGTTTAAATCTGCTCTAAAGTCTGCACCTGATTGGTTTGCTATGTTGTAATCGTGTTGTGCCATAATAAATTCCTATTTTATATATCTTAAATCATTCAGGAGTAGTTGGAAATATCACATCATCAATATTATTAGTTGACTGATGTTGAGATGGTAAATCCCTTAATGCTTTTCTATAAGTTGCCCATTCTTGTTTTTTTGCATCTGATAAAGGACTATCACTTACTTGAGTCCAATCACTAGATGCTAGTCTATTATTTCTTATATTTCTTAATTTAAACAAAGATACTTCTATAAGTTCAGCTTCAGACTTTTCTATAGCTTTTATTGTAATTAAATTATTTTCTTCATCAAAAGTTGTTTGTACTTTATGTGTATCTAAATTTATATCTGTAAATTGTTTATCAACAGGAATCCAATTATTAGTATCATCACCTTTATTCTTTTGTTCACCAATTAGAATCTTGTTGTTTTCATAATCCCATGTTGCCCACATATTACCCACCTCTCAATCCTGCATAAATACCCTGTATTCTGTCAACAATAATAGTACCGCCACTTTTTTTAGCCTTGACATATAAATAACAAGCAGAACCAACTTTTGCATTAAAAGAGCCTGATATGGCTTGTGATATAGAACCACTACTAAAATTATGGTCTTGTCCTGATTGAGCAGCAGTATAAAATGTAGAAGTTCCACCTATTGGCGTTCCTAATAATACACATTCTAAATCCATTTGTTGTCCACCACCTGTCAATGTAGCAGATAAAACTAAACTAAAAAATGGAGTATGACCATTTCCTGCTGTTGTTAAATCAGGAGCAGGCAAGGTGATTATTGCTAATGTTGTATAACTTGTACCTATACTTTGATTTGGCGTAAGGCTTACAGGTTCTAGTTTATCTATATCACCTGATATTTTTTCTGCTGTAAAATTGCTAACTGTTACATTTTGTGCATTTATAGTTCCAGCAGTCATAGTTCCAAAGTCTGCTGATATAGAAGATAAATTACTTACATTTATTTCATTGGCAGTAATTGCATTTGCCTGTACGTCACCAATAGCAACAGGCTCATCTCCAACAGTAAAGGTTAAATCAGTTGAATCAGACTCAACACCTAGAGTATTAATAGATGTAACACTTGCAACATAATTAGATGCTTTTGGTATAAATGCTAAATCAGCAGAATTAGTATCTACTATCTTGCTGAGTACAGGATTTGCAGAACTATCTACAACATCTACTCTAAATTCTTTAGATGGATAATCTGTTGGTGCATCCCAAGTTAATACAGGTCTATCTATATTAGAAGAATCTGTGTCTATAAAAATAACATTGGTTGGTTTACCAACCGCGTAAGCAGAAGGAATATCAGATAATTCTTCTAGTGCTTCTTGAGGTGGAACTTCCCATGTATAAACATCAAAATATTCTATTAAGCTAACTGAAACTAAACCATTGGACTGCAATTCAAGAGCTTCTACTCTACAAACCTTACCTGAGAATCCAAGACCTGCATAAGTTAAATCAACTATATCTCCCACATTTAATTTATACATCTCAGGAGTTCCCAAGAACTGCATAGTTGTCTGATTTCTACTTCTAACCAGTATTGCTTTAGCCATGTTATAGGCTATATAGGGGTCACTTACAAAAGGAAACTCAGCTTTTATTTCTAATATCTCATCACCATCATCTGAATAATATTCAGGAGAAGCATCATGTAAAACTGTTGCTGTATCTAATTCATATTTTTTATTACCATTAAAAAACTCAACAATAACTTTATTTGCTTTTTTATCTTTATTACCATAATCAACTGAGATACCAGCATCAGCAATAATATGATTGTCTGTAATGCTAAATGTAGAAGTG